TCTAACCTTCGACTACCAATTCGAGAAATCGAACCTAAATTCGAAATTTCGAACGGAAAGCGACCACCCCCCCCCCAGCGCAAATAAGACTTACACACAATCTAAGGCTATTTTTTTAGGAATATGAGTTTATACTGGTTGTAAAATCACTAATATCAACAATTTCAAGCTTTTCTGCATTTTTCAGCCTACTTACCATTTCTGCTAATTCACCTATTATTTTACTAGATGGGTCTATTACGTCTAGTATTTTAAGATTTTTAGCTAATTGTATGGATTTATTGATATTTTCGTGACTACTCTCTTCACTGTATACGTTTTCCAATGCTTTATCAAATCTAGTTTTCATTTTTTCAACCTTTTCCTTGTCTTAATCTAATTACAAAAAGTTGTTTAAAGCAAGTGTTTTTAAAATATATTGTAAATTATATTTCAAGTATGGGTGTTACTTGCTCAGGATTATATTTATTTGGCGATATTTGGTAGTTTCTTGGATGTTAAGTGAAAAACACGAGTATATCTATGGGTTTATGGAATTTTGTCTAATTTAAGCGAATTTGCCCTTGTTTTTGTATCTACCACATAATATAGATAATTTAATATTTCGTGCTCTGCCTCATTTCCACGTACTCCAGCCACGTATGTGACCTTTTCTACTTCATATCCAGTATCTTTAACGTCTTGTATCTCTTCCCACTTCGTTTCTTTGAATAGTTTTTCTATGTCTATCTCGTCTTGAGGTAGTAGAAGTAGTGCCATTAAAAATCTTTTCGTAGTTATTTTGATACCGTTTGATATCTGATGTCCTATCTTTGTCACCTTTGCCATTCATTTTTCTTTCTTTTAATATTACGTTAGTAATATATTTTCTTTCTTTTACTTAGTAAACTTAGTATACTTCGGGTTTCGAACCCTATTAATTTAATAACAAAACATAAGGTTATGCAAGTCTTTTGTAAAAAAAAGTTTAAATATATATAATACTTGCATTATTTATATATATATTTATAAATTAAAGCCAAGTGTATGACTAAAATACTTAACATTGCTAGGCAGTACTGTTGTAATTGGAACGCAGGTAAATGCGTTGGGTGTGTATTTACCAGAGAGAATAATAAATTAAAGTGTTCTGTTGTTTCTGATTTAAGTGGGAAGAATTGTTGTGTTGAAGATGGTTGTGAATATTTTGAGACCGTAGTTATACCGGGTATAGCTGATGAAAAAGTTAGGAACTCAGCTAAGTTATTAAGAAAACTATAGGATGTTTATGTTAGTGTTGAAAAATATTTGGTTTGCTATTGAGGCTTTTGTTTTAATTTGCCTAGTAAAAGTGCTGAAGGGGGTAATGAAATGAAAAGAGCTATAGTTACTCCCGACAAGCACTTCCCATTTGAAGATAAAAAAGCTATAAAGGTTGTCTGTAAGGCTATTGAGCTTGTAAAACCAGATATATACATCGACCTAGGTGATACAGGTGAATGGGAGTCCGTGTCGCATTGGCAGTGGAAAAAGAAAAAAAGACCTCCTCTTGAATATCAATTGCCATTTGTACATAAGGAAATAGAAGCTGTTAACAAAGGGATGGATATAATAGATGCGTCTCTTGATAAAGCAGGAACAAAAGAACGTCACTTTACGGAGGGTAACCATGAAGACTGGCTTAATAGGTTTGTTGAAGAAAATCCATACTTGGCTAAAGACATACTCGTCAAGAATGCACTCCGTCTTGATGAGCGTGGATACAAGTATCATAAAATCGGAAAGATGCTCAAAATTGGTAAGATTCATTTCTATCACGGTCATCATTTTGCAGGAATTAACCACACTCGTAATCATCTTCTTAGGCTCGGTGGTAATGTTATGTATGGTCACCATCATGATATTCAGCAAAGCTCTGCTACGCACATTGATGGGGTCAAATCAGCGTGGTCAATCGGATGTTTAAAAGATATGAGTGCTAACGCAAATGAATGGCTTGGTAATAGACAGCACAATTGGCAACACGCTTTTGCTATTGTAGACTTTCATAAGAATGGAAACTTCAATGTCACAGTTCATCAGATAGTGAATGGAGTAAGTACTGTAGATGGAAAGATTTTAAATGCAAACAAGAAAAGTAAATAAAGTACAACATATAATATTTGATAACGAAGATGAGTTCGTTGATAATATGCCCAATACATCAATTGTAACAGATTGGAGAAAAGGTAAAGAAAAAGATTGGGTTCTGACAGATGATGGTCAAGTTTGTATGATATTGAAAAGAGGTCAGTTAAAAGATAATGGAGTTTTAAAAAGCGACTATATAAGAACCGTTATTGGTACATTTATATGTAAGAAGAATATAAAGATGGAAGGTGATATGAGAAAGAACATATACACCTTTAGTTCTAAGTTTGAAACATCATATAAGTCTAGAAAAGAAAGAGTAAAGCCAACTAGGAACGAGTTCTTATTTGCTAAGTATGTAGCAAAGGGAGAAGATATAGTTGATGCGTTCATGGATGTATATCCTGCAAAAAGTAAAAAGTATGCAGAACGTGAAGCTAAACTCTTAATGAGCACAAAAAGGATAAAGAATTTGGTACGAGAAGAAATAGAAAAGATTATGAATGAGGCGGATATAACGCCTTTATACATATTAGAAAAGATGAAGGATATCATTGAGTCAACAACATCTAGGGATAGTGATAAAGTATCTTTGTTAAAGGAACTTGTTGCTATTGCTGGTATGCGTGATACAGATACTAAGTCTGAGTCTGTTACTGTGTTTCAGGGGTTTTCTCCTGAACAACTTGATGCTATCGGTGGTAACAACACAAAAAAGCTAGCAAGTGCTAAAAGGGAAATAAAAAGCTGATGAATCTATATGAGATAGTCATAGAAGTACTGGAGTATGCCAATGAGGGCAAGATGAATCTTGATGATGAAATGTCAAGACAAAGCATAGCCACTGAGGTGTATGACCTATTCTATGAAAATCAAGTATATTCTCCATATGTTGATAGTGGTTATATAGAAGACCTGAAAGAATATTGGCATTTTAGAGAAGACTTGAATGAAGACGAATAAGTTAGCAGTATACGGAACACTTAGGAACGGTAAGCGAGACACTTGGAATGTGGATGGCTACCTAATGCTGTTTCCCGGTCATAGAAATTTTCCTGTTGCTATGGTTGACGATAGTCAAAAAGAATTAGTTGTAGAAATAATTGATGTTAACGAGTCTGATATACATAACTATGATGTATATGAGGGTGTTGACGCTGGTTTATACGAGAGAAGAATAGTAAAAGCATATAACGACGATGAAGAGATAGACGCTTGGATGTATACAATGGGCACATTACTAATGCAACATAAAAATGTTTTTGAGATGGTTCCTAAGAAAGATTGGATGTGTGAAGAGTGCCTAAGCCTAAGAAAGTAAATATAAATAAAAATAACGTATCTGAGAAAGAACGTGTTCTAGAACTGGCTAAGCGTGATATAGTATCATTTGGTCAGTTGTTTTTACCAGAAGACTTTATGAAGTCTACCCCAGCCGCATATCATTATGAATTAAATGACCTACTATTAGATTCCAATAAAAAAAGGAACTGTATAATACTACCTAGGGGTCATAGTAAATCAACATTAGCTAAGACAGCATTATTATATCATTTATACTTTAATCCAGAAGGTAAAAAAGAATTTATAGCTTGGGTAGCTGAAGAACAATCTCAGGCAATAGACCATATAAAGTATATGCAGAACCATATAGAGGTTAACCCTGCATTGAATTATTACTTTGGTGATATACGTGGAAGTAAATGGACAGAGAAAGAATTTACCACAAGTAAGGGAGATAGGGTAATAGCAAAGGGAACATCGCAAAGATTACGTGGTCGTTCTCAGTTAGGATTAAGATACACAAAGATTGTTCTTGATGACTTTGAATCAGAATTAAATACAAAAACTCCAGACAGAAGAAGAGAAATCAAAGAATGGGTTATGTCAACTGTTGAACCAGCTTTAGAAAACTCTGCTGGTAATGAGGGTTCTATATGGTTAATTGGAACAATAGTTCATTATGATTCATTCTTACAGAGTATATACGATGGATATGTGGAAGCTAAGAGAGATAATAGAAATTATGCTTGGGATGTTATGTATCACAAAGCAATTAATGAGGATGGCAATGTTTTATGGAGTAGTTACTTTAGTAAAGAAAAACTAGCTGATATACGTAGAAGGTTTGAGGATGTTGGTTTAGCACATAAATTTGCACAAGAATATCTCAATGAAGCTAGAGACTTAGAGAATGCTAAGTTTAAAACAGAAAGGTTAGAGTATTATGACCACGAATTTGAAAGTAGAGATGGTTATGCTTATCTTGTTAATAGTAAAGATGCTATTCCTGTTAATGTATACATAGGTGTTGATTTAGCTTATGAGTCTAGCCATTCAAGCGATTATCAGATAATAATGGTTATTGGAATAGATAGTGATAGGAATATATACGTTATTGACTATATGAGAGAACATATACCATTATATGATATGCCAGAGCAAATATTAGAATATGCAAGAGAGTTCTCCCCAGTAAAGCGTGTTAATGTAGAGCACGTTGGTGCACAGGGAATAATAAAGGACGCTGTTAATACATTATCTAATACTGAAAGAAAGGTGGCTCCGGGAATAGCACTTGGAGTTAGACCTCCAAATGGAATAAAGAAAGAAGATAGATTAGAATCTTTGTTAGCGCCTATAGTAAATAGAAGAAAAATGTTTATAAAAAGAATCCATACGTCCTTAGTAGATGAGATGTTTCAATTTCCCAAAGGAAAGAATGATGATATCTTAGATGGGCTATGGTATGCAGTAAATAAAGCTAGACCACCTGTTAGTAAAAGGTTTGAAGCTATTGATTTCATAGAGAATAATGCAGTAAAACCAGTTAAAAAAGCAACAAAGAGAGTAATTTCTTGGGTAACAGGTCAAAAAATATAAGAAAACACTTGCCTTATATAACATTTCTTTATTATATTACACATCAAAAAGGTAGGTGTACCCATTTCTAGTATAAGAGAATTAGAAAAGAATGAAGTGCAACACTCCGAGGTTAATAGACAGCTTTGGAGAATGTGGCGAGATGCAAGAGCTGAGTGGGATACGGAAGCTAGAGACTCTATAGACTTTTTTCTAGGTAATCATTACTCACAAGAAGAGTCTGACGCTCTAAGAGCCGTTGGACAAGGCGACTTTGTTATTGACCGTGTATATGCGGCTATTGAAAAACTAAAATCTCTTTTAACTTCACGCTCTCCAAAATATAGTGCAGTAGGTAGAGAAGACTCAGACAGTAGAATATCTAATGTTTGGAGGACTATACTCGAGTATGTCTGGGATATATCAGATGGGGATACTCAATTCAAGCAAGCAGTTCATGATTACGCTACAGCAGGTATGGGTTATCTATATGCTTATATAGACCCAGAATCAGATTATGGAAGAGGTGAGGTAAAGTATACATACCTAGACCCATTTCGTGTTTATGTAGACCCAGCATCTAGGCATAGGTACGCTGACGATGCATCTGGTATTATATTGTCTACTATATTAACTGAAGACCAGTTATTGAATATGTATCCACAGGTAGAGCCTTATGTTGAGGAACTTGAAACATATTACGATGAAGAGGATTACCCAGAGTCAGGAAGAAAAAACTCATCACAGTCATTCACTCCAGACGTAACATATGAGTCTGAGTACAATCGTGTAAACAAATACAGGATTTTAGAAAGATTTACAAAGATAAAAGTTCCATTT